AGATACACAAAAGCTTTAGCGAGATCAATGGCTAACACTAAACAAGTGAAAGCAGCTAATGTGTTAAACAACGCGTTCAGTTCATCTTCTGCAGGCGGTGATGGTAAAGAGCTTTGTGCTACTGACCACCCAATTGTAGCTGGAACAGACAGAAACGAGTTATCAACTGCGGCTGACCTTAACGAAACATCATTGGAGCAATCTTTAATAGATATCGCTGCTATGACTGACGAAAGAGGTCTTAAAATTGCAGCAAGAGGAGTAAAAATGATTATTCCTTCTGCGCTACAATTTACAGCTGAAAGATTGATGAAATCTTCTGGAAGAACAGGAACAGCTGATAATGATATCAATGCAGTAGTATCTAAAGGAATGGTGCCACAAGGTTATGCGGTTAACCACTACTTAACTGATACAGATGCATTTTTCATTAAAACAGACGTGCCTAATGGTCTAAAACATTTTGTTAGAGCACCAATGAAAACAGCTATGGAAGGTGACTTCACAACTGGAAACGTAAGATACAAAGCTAGAGAGAGATATTCTTTTGGATTCTCAGACTGGAGAGGTATTTTCGGATCACCAGGAGCATAATCATAACAATTTTGTGGCGGGACAAAGTCTCGCCACAATCTAATTAGAAAGTAGAAATATGAAAAAATTTAGAGTTCAGATACGTGCCTACAAAATGTACGCAGATTTTAAAATTGAATGTGAAGATGGCCCATTAGATATAGAAAATGCTATCATTGACAAATTAGGAAAAAATGATATAAAATGGGAGTCTCTTGGAGAAATGCATGATCCAAGAGTAAACAGAATAACTTACGAGGAAGTTATAAATGGAGGCGATAATGCAACAACTGGAAAACCTATATTCTCAAAAGAGAGTGTTGGATCTAGAATGGGAGCAGGAGCATCTGAAAGAGGGTAGATATACTCTCAACATGGTTAAGATTGACAGAAAAGTCAGAGAAGTTCTTAGCCACATAAGAGCAGCTGAAGCAGAAAAAGCTCATATGAAAAATAAGATAGAAGATGCAGCCCCTCAAGTTTCTGTAGCTACTTAGTAAAAAGCTACATCGTTGAATAAATTCAATTCACATTACAGGCTCTCTTGCGCTCTATAAAAAATTGTTGTATAAAAGTCACACTATACAAAAATTAATTAAATTAAATGTAGACGCGTATAGTCGACATTCCCTAGGGACTACATTTAAAATATCTAGGAGGATATTAACATGGCAAATACAACTTTTTCAGGTCCAATAAGATCTGAAACTACAGTTAAAACTATCAGTAAAAACTCTTCTACTGGAGCGATTACTGAAATCATTACTATGGGTGATGCACCTGTAGCATTAGGAGATGAGAATAAAACTCTTGACGCTGCAACACATAGCGGAAGAACTCTTGTAGTTCCCGCAATTGGATCTAATAGAACAATTACTTTACCTGCACCAGTTGCTGGTCAAACTTACAAATTGATCTATGGCGGCGCTGCAGAAGAAGCAGAAAATCTAATTATCGTAACACCAGGGAATACTAACTTTTTCATTGGTTGTATCGTTCACTTAGATTCAAATGCTGATAATACATCAATTTATTCTAACGGAAGCTCTAACTCACAGTTAACTCTTACAGATTTTGGTTGCTTTGAAATTAACATTGTAGCTAAAGATAGTACAAATTACTTTATTTGGGGTTATGCAGAAAGTGCAGATGCACCTGCATTCGCGAATCAATAATAACTAACTTTAATTAGAGCGGGGCTTTGGCCCCGTTCTCTAACAGGAGAAAAACATGGCAGACGCAGTAACAAGTCAAACAATAGTAGACACAGATAAAAGAGCAGTAATTAAACTTACTAATATTTCAGATGGAACTGGAGAAAGTTCAGTTAAAAAAGTTGATGTATCAGCTTTGAATACTAACGCTCAAGGCGAAACTTGTACTAGAGTTACAATAGATCAAGTTTGGTATGACGTTGGTGGATTAAGAGCAGCGTTAGAGTTTGATGCAACTTCTAATGTTGTAGCATTAGTTTTAGGTGGAAGTGCAGCAGCAGGTAATGTTCAAGGACATTGGGATTACAGATCATTTGGTGGGATTAAAAATAATGCTGGTTCAGGTATCACTGGTGATATTGATCTAACAACACATGGTCATACAAACCATGATCACTACACTATAGTATTAGAATTAAGAAAATCATATTAGGAGGTAACTGATGGCCAATACAACTTCCGGCACAGTTACTTTTGATAAAACTTTTGCTGTAGATGATTTAATAGCAGAGGCGTACGAGAGAATAGGATCACAAGTAACTTCTGGGTATCAATTAAAAACAGCAAGACGTTCTTTAAACATAATGTTTCAAGAATGGGGTAACAGAGGTTTACACTATTGGGAAATAGCTGAAACTAATATTGATTTAATTGAAGGACAATCTGAATATATATTTTACAGAGAAAGCGGTGATGGAACAAGTTCTAGTACAAATGCAACATCAAATGTTTATGGGGTTGCAGATATTTTAGAGGCAACTTTAAGAACTAGTAGAACTTCTACATCACAAGCAGATCAAGCTTTAACAAAAATAGATAGATCAACATATTCTGCATTATCTAATAAATTATCTAAAGGTACACCTTCACAATATTTTGTTCAAAGATTTATTGATAGAACTACCTTAACTGTTTATCCAACGGCAGATTCATCTAATGCTTCTAAAGATTTACATTTTTATTATGTAAAAAGAATACAAGATGCAGATTCAACTTATACTGATGCAACAGACGTGCCTTATAGATTTGTACCTTGTATGGTATCTGGCCTTGCTTTTTATTTAGCACAAAAATTTGCACCAGATAGAATACAAGCTATGAAAATGTATTATGAAGATGAGTTTGCTAGAGCTTTATCAGAAGATGGTTCTTCAACTAGCGTTCATATAACACCTAAAACTTATTACCCAGGAACATAATGGCAAGAGGAAAATATTCAAAAGCAATATCAGATAGATCAGGAATGGAGTTTCCATATAATGAAATGATGAAAGAATGGAATGGATCTTTAGTGCATAGATCAGAATATGAAAAAAAACATCCACAATTAGAACTAAGAACAAGAGGTGCAGATGCGGAAGGATTATTTGATTCAAGAGTAGACCGAACTGAAAATGAAGTTGTTGCAATCTTAGGTCCAAATCCATTTGAAACTATTGCATCTAGTTCTGGTATAATAAATGTTTTTGAAAAAAGCCATGGAAGATCCACAAGCGATACAGTAAGATTTAGAGGGGCTCCTTTTACTTCTGCGTCATTTAAAAATCCTAGAAATTTCGATGGAATTACAGGATCTAATGTGGCAAAATCCACTGGCTACTCAATTACAGTTGGCAAAAGAGATTCAAGTGGAAACATTACAAATACAACAGATTTCTATCACTTTACTGTAGACACAGATACTGCTACAAGTGGTGGTATATCAGGAGGAGGCAATAGTTGTTCGGCTGGTCCAGCAACATTGAGCGCATAATATGGCAGGATTAAGTGCATCAGGATTAAAAACACAAATAAGAAGTTATACAGAAGTTAGCTCTACAGTTTTATCTGATAGTGTTTTAGAAAACATTATTTTAAATGCACAATATAGAATTTTTAGAGATGTACCTATTGATGCTGATAGAAAAACATCTACGGGTAATTTTACATCTGGAACAGGAACTGTAACTGTACCAGCAGGAGCAGTGTTTATCAGAGCAGTGCAAGTTTATACTGCAACTGGATCTACTTATACTGGTGCTAATACTTACTTAGAAAAAAGAGATTTAACATTTTTAGAAGAATATATTTCAGCAACCACATCTACTGGAACACCAAAATATTATGCAATGCTAGATACAGGAGCAACTGGAGAAAGCTCATCAAACTCTGGATCTATTATTGTGTCACCAACACCAGGTAGCACCTTTGCTTATAAAATACATTACAATGCAATACCAGCTTTATTGGAAAACAATGACACTAATTATATTAGTTTAAATTTTCCAAATGGTCTGCTATATTGTTGTTTAGCAGAAACGTATGGTTTTTTAAAAGGGCCTGCAGACATGTTACAATTATATGAACAAAAATATCAACAAGAAGTACAAAAATTTGGAGGCGAACAAATAGGTAGAAGACGAAGAGATGACTATACAGATGGTACAGTCAGAATACCAGTCAGATCACCTGCACCTTAAGGATTAAATTATGGCATCAACATTTTCAGATCTCGGTATAGAACTAATGGCAACTGGCGAAAATGCCGGTA